ACAAAGGCAGAAGCAGAGGCTGAATATCAAAAAGTTCTTGACAGCAATGCTGCATCAGCTAATCGCACTAAGAGAGATGGTTTACTTACAGAAACTGATTGGGTTGTTGTAAAAGCAACTGAAACAAGCGGAACAGTTTCAACTGCATGGAAAACGTATCGTCAGGCTTTACGTGATCTATCTTCTCATAAAAACTGGCCACACTTAGAAGAAGCAGACTGGCCAGAAAAACCTTAATAAAAGATTTTAAGTGATATAAATAACATAAAGCTAATAGTCAGGGGACGAAGATGGCAACAACAATTAATGCAGATGTGGCAACTGGCGGTGCGATCGTCACGGGCGATACCAGTGGCATACTTGGTTTACAAGCCAAAGGCACTACTCTCGTAACAATAGGCGGTAAAACCGTAGCATTAGGAACAGCGGTTGGCTTGACGGCTGACTCTGCTACGCTCGGAGGACTATCATATCCAACATCTGATGGTTCGAATGGCCAAGCAATTTTAACAAATGGCTCAGGAACACTAACGTTCGGAGCTGCAGGAATTTCAACTGGTAAGGCCATAGCTATGGCTATTGTTTTTGGGTAAGGGAGGCTAAGTTATGACCGCACCAAATATAGTAAATGTCGCAACGATTACAGGAAAAACCGCAACCGTCGCGCTTTCAACAACTAACGCAACCGTTTTAGTAAATAACGCTGCTTCTAGTAATAAAGTATTTAAGATAAACATGATTCAAGTTGCTAACGTAGATGGTACAAATTCATGTGATGTAACTGTTGATGTCCATTCAGCAGATGATGGAGCCGGTACAGCGTACTCACTGGTAGCTACTGCATCTGTTGCTGCTGATTCATCATTGGTTGTTTTAGATAAAAATACTGCTATATATCTAGAAGAAGATAAAAGCATTACCGCTACTGCGGGTACAGCAAGTGATCTCGAAGTAATAGTGAGTTACGAAGAGATCTCATAAGGAGAGTTGTTGTGAAGACAATTGGCAACTTAACTGAAGACGCCATAATCAGAGCTGTGGCCAGTGAAGGCTTCACAGTTTCTAATTCAGTGGGTTCTGGATCTGTTTATGAAGCAGCTAGCACCGGTTCAACGGCAATTGGGTATGATTCAAGTAATGGTAAGGTAATTTTTGCTTACCAAGACCAAGGTAACAGCAACTATGCCACTGCTATAGTAGGCACTGTTTCTGGTACATCCGTAAGTTTTGGCACTGCTGTTGTTTATGAATCTGCTAATATACACAGTCAGCGCATCGTTTTTGATAGCTCAAACAATAAAGTTGTTATACTTTATGCAGATGCAGGTAATAGTGATTATGGCACAGCGGTTGTTGGTACTGTTTCTGGTACATCCATAAGTTTTGGAACTCCTGTTGTATTTAATTCAGCAGGTACATCACATGTATCAGCTGATTTTGACACTACTGCAAACAAAATAGTAATTGCTTATGCTGAAGGCGATGGTAAAGCTGTAGTTGGAACTGTATCTGGCACAAGTATTTCATTTGGAAGCGAAGTAACATTTGAAAGTGGAGGCACTTACAACACCGCAACAGTTTATGACACTAACGCAAATAAAACAGTTATTTCCTATAGGGATAATGGTGATGGCAATAAAGGTAAGGCAATTGTTGGAACAGTATCTGGTACTAGTATAAGTTTTGGCAGTATTGTAGTCATGGACACCGAAAATACTCGTGACATAATGGCAAGTTATGATCCAGTTGCTCAAAAAATATTATTTGTTTATAAAATACTTTCATCTCCTAATCCAGGTTATACTATTGTAGGTACAGTCAGCGGAACGAGTATTAGCTTTGGAACTAGAGCGGAATATCACGCAGGCAGCACTGATGTAAATAGAGTGGCTTATGATGTTAATGCAGCAAAACATGTAATTCTTTTTAGGGATCAGGATCATAGTCCTTATCGTGGAAAAATCATAGAAGCAACTGTTAGCGGCACTTCTGTTTCGTATTCAGATGAATTACAATGGTCATCCACAAGTTTTTCTGAACCAGCTATAACGTATGACACCGTTCAGAAAAAAGCTGTATTTGCATATACTGATGCAAACAATGGTCACTATGGAACAGCAAGAGTTTACACTACAAGCCTTACCTCTGCCACAGGCGGCACGATATCCGATGGTGCACCCGTCATTATAAATGCTAATGGAACTGTGAGTAGTGTAGGTCAGTCATCTTTAACTGAAGCGCTTGGCTCTAAAGTTGTTTTTGAAACTTCAAACACTGGTGAGGTTGATGGAGTTTATGATACCGCTAATGATAAAGTAGTTATTACCTATAGAGATGCAGGAGATTCTAATAAAGGAACTGCTGTTGTTGGAACGATTAACGCAAGCGACAACTCTATTACCTTTGGCACACCTGTTGTGTTTACTACAAAAAATATAGAATATTCTTCCTGTACTTACGATACTGTTAACAACAAAGTAGTGATTGCTTACGCAAATAGTCAAGGTAATAGGTATGGACACGCTATTGTCGGAACAGTTAGTGGGACAACTATTAGTTTCGGATCAGAAGCAACCTTTAATAGTTATGAAGTACAATTTGTGCATTGTGGCTTTGATGAAAGTGCAGGAAAAGTAGTTATAGCTTATGAAGATTGGGGCAACAACAATTACGGTATGGCAATTGTTGGAACCGTTAGCGGCACTTCAATTACCTTTGGGTCTGAGGTTACTTACGAATCAGCAAGAACGCAAAATCCTGCTGTGGTTTACGACGCTAACGCTGGAAAAACTGTTATAGCTTTTAAAACTTACGGAGACTCTGAGCACGGCTACGCTATTGTCGGAACAGTTAGTGGTACATCGATTAGTTTCGGCTCTAAGGCAGAATTTGAAAATGCAACAGTAAATAACGTTCATGCTGCGTATGATTCTAGTGCTCAAAAAATAGTGATTGCCTACAGAGACTACGGAAATTCTTATTATGGTACAGCAGTCGTAGCAACTGTAAGCGGCACATCAATATCTTTCGGCACACCTGTTGTTTTTGAAAGTGCTGCTGTAGGTTCTAAAAATATATCAATTGCCTATGATAGCAATATTGGTAAAATAGTCATTGCTCATACCTATAATAAAAAAGTAATTACTGGCACTGTAAGCGGCACATCAATATCTTTCGACACTGCTATTGTTTATGATAGCGGCGCAAACACCCAATCTGCAGCTATCTATGATGCTACCGCTAAAAAGGTTGTCATTGCGTATTCAGATGGAAACAATTCTACCCATGGCACAGCTATAGTTTATCAGGGTGGTGGATCTGCTACTAATCTCACCTCAGAAAACTTCGTAGGCATTATGAATGGACCGACATTAGACACGACGACAGGAGAAGTACTTTCTTCTTGCAACGTGGCCAGAAATTTAACGAGCTTGACGCCCGGCCAGACATATTTTGTGTCACCCACAAATGGAACGTTAAGCGAAACAGCAGGGAGTCCTTCCGTTACGGCAGGAACTGCAATATCTTCTACAGAACTTATAGTGAAAGGTTAAGAAATGAAAACTATCGTAGAAAAATCAACTAAATTATGCAAATACTTGATTGCAGATGACGTAGCAATAACTGCAACAGCAGATAATATTACTGTAGGTAATCCTCCAAAGTTTATTATCGGAGATATGAACAGCAGCACTGCTACCATCACAGAAAATATAACAAACGCACCAAGCGATTGGGTTGGCAACAAGTACAAATTAACTGGTACAACTTGGTCAGCTAATCCTGATTGGGTAGAGCCCGACTCAGACGGGTAGGAGAAACGAATGTTGCGTGTCATAGGCAATGATTTAAATGTTCCAAGACAAGAACCATTCGTAGCGAGTGGCGCGATCTCTAATGGTAAGCCAGTGCTTATGAATGCAGATGGAACTGTAGGTGGGCCTTTTAACGCTACAACTATATTCGCTGAAGAAACATCAACTCAAATAGCAATAGCTACAAGTAATTCTGGAACTTTTGTTATCATGCATACTGGACCAGGTGGGGCTTATGCTCTTAGAGTTAGAGCAGGAACAATTTCTGGAAACACTGTGACGCTTGGTGATTCTGTTCATGTTGATAGCATTGAGAGTAACGTAAATGCTCAAGGAGCTTCAGTTGTATATGATCCTGACAATGACAAATTTGTAATATTTTATCCTAACGGCACTAATAGTTATTATCTAACGTCAAGAGTTGTAACTGTTAGTGGAACGTCAATAAGTCTTGGGACAGCAGTGGTATTGGATAGTAGAAATGTGTTAAGAGTTTCTGCTGATTATGATACGAGCGCGAATAAAGTTGTAGTTGCTTGGAGAGGCGGCACAAGTTCTAATATTGTTGCAGCAGCCGTTGGAACAGTATCTGGTACAAACATAAGTTTTGGAAGCACTGCCACACTTGCTAATAGAACGGTTAATACAAGTATTAATACAGTATATGATGCCTACGCAAACAAAACAGCAGTTTTTTATCAGGATAATTCAACTGGTCATGGATACTATGTTGTTGGAACAGTGAGTGGAACATCTATAAGTGGCGGCACTACTGCAGCCTTTCATGCGGCTACTACAGGTGGTGGCATAGTAGCGGCATACGATCCTGATTCATACAAAATAGTTGTTGCTTATGATGATGGCGCAGATAGTAATAAGGGAAAGGCAATTGTTGGTACAATAAGTGGAACATCAATGTCCTTTGGTTCAGAAACACAATATAGCACTACCAGTGGTTATGATGCAGGTATAGCGTATGATACTGCAAATAATAAATTTTTTATCTTTTATGATAAAAATTATGGTATGGCAGGAAGAATAGGGACTGTTTCTGGTACATCAATTAGTTTTGGCTCAGAAAATGTTATAAGTTCTGCAAACATAACAGATACAGGCGTTGTATATGATGCTAGCGCAGGAAAAGTTTTACTTGTTTATAGAGATACTGGAAATTCAAGCTATGGAACACTTCAAGCTTTAGACAGCAGCTTTGCATTAACTAACTTTACCTCAGAGAGTTATATAGGAATAAGTGCAGGAAGAAACATAGTCTCTAGTAGGACACAGGCTCTAGGTTCAGAAGCGGTGTTTGAATCCGGAGATGCAACACAGTCAGGAATTGGATTTGACAGCACAAATAATAAAGTTGTGATAGCATATAGAGACTCCAATAATTCAAATTACTCTACAGCAATCGTAGGAACAGTAGATCCTTCTGATAATTCTATTTCTTTTGGTAGTTCTGCTGTTTACACAAATAACGGCACTGCTGATGCTCATGTTAGATTTGATAGTAACTCAGGTAAAGTTGTTATTGTTTACTATGATGGTGGCAATTCAAATTACGGAACAGCTGTAGTTGGAACAGTGAGTGGTACGTCAATTAGTTTTGGAACACCTGTTGTTTTTAATTCAGGCAACGCAACAACTAACTTAGCTGCAACCTTTGATAGTAACAGTAACAAAATTGTAATTTCTTATAAAGATGGAGCATCAAGTGATCACGGTAAAGCGATAGTTGGAACTGTTTCAGGTACATCTATAAGTTTTGGATCTGAAGTAACTTTCAACGCAGCGAATACTGGTGAAAAAAATATGACATTTGATTCTACTAATAATAAGGTTATAATTGTATACCAAGACGATGGAAACTCTGGTAAAGGCACGGCTATTGTAGGTACTGTATCAGGAACATCTATTAGTTTTGGTTCAGAAGTAGTTTACAATACAAACAACTCTCCAGATCAAGCTGTAACATTTGATCCCGTAAGTGGTAAAGTAGTAGTGTTCTATGAGCACACCAATAATGCGCTTTATGGAGTAGTAGGAACTGTGTCTGGAACGTCAATTAGTTTTGGATCTGCTGTTCAATTTGGAGGTGACACCAATATGTCTTATCCTAATGCAGTTTTTGACAGCAGTGCAGGAAAAGCTGTGCTTGCATATCGGGCTGGATCAAAAGGTAAAGCTATATCAGCAACTGTTTCAGGTACATCTTTAACCTTTGATACAGCTATTGATATATTTGATGGCGATGCAACATACAATGATGTCGCTTATGATAGCACAAATGAGAGATTAGTATTTTCAGGAAGAGATCAGACTTCTACTAACGGAAAGGCTAGAGTGGTTGCACTTGGATTCAACAGCATTTCAAGAGGCCAAGTGGCAAGTGGTAAAGCAGTTTTGGTAGACACACAAGGCGCTATATCTAAAAATCATAGTGCATTAACGCCAGGACAGCAATACTTTGTTCAGTCTGATGGCTCAATAGGAACGACAGCAGATGATCCAAGCGTCTTTGCAGGAACTGCCGTATCAGCAACCGAACTTATAGTGAAAGGGTAACAATGCTAAAACGTATAGGGGCTGAAAGTACTGGTGAGTTAAAAGCGATAGCTAGTGGTACATTACCCAGCGGCCGACCAGTTATTGTTAATTCTGACGGAACTGTTAGCTTACCAGTTGCCACAACTGCTTCAGCAGGAACAGCCGTTGTTTTTGAATCAGCAACCAGTAATAATATTGATGTTGGTTATGATTCCAATAGCAATAAAGTTGTTGTTGCATATAGAGATGAGGGCAATTCAAACAGAGGCACAGCAATTGTTGGAACAGTAAACTCCTCTGATAATTCTATTAGTTTTGGAAGCCCGGAACTTTTTAACGTAGGAAACACAACTAATATCAATGTTACTTTTGATACTACTAATAATAAAGTTGTAATAATTTATACTGACAACAGCAGTGGTAGCCGCGGTAATGGAGTTGTTGGCACAGTAAGTGGAACAAGCATAAGCTTTGGTTCTGAAGCGCATTATGTGACTGATAGAACTGATTACCAATCAGTTACATTTGACAGCGCAAATGGTAAAGTTGTTGTAGCATTCCAAAATATTGATGAAAGTGACAGAGGACAAGCATGTGTAGGAACAGTAAGCGGAACATCAATAACTTGGGGTACTCCTGTTAATTTTGAAACAGATTCCACATACTACACCGCATGCACGTTTGACAGCACAAATAGTAAAGTTGTGATAGCATACAGAAATCATCCTGATAGCGCAGGAAATGTGATAGTAGGATCAGTAAGCGGAACAAGCATATCTTTTGGATCTGCTACTGTGTACAGCACCGATCACGTTAGAGATCAAGGCATAGCGTTTGATCCCGTTAACAACAAGGTTGTCATAGTCTTTAGAGATGAAGGTAACAGCGATGTAGGAACGGCTGTGGTTGGAACAGTAAGCGGAACTTCTATAAGCGTTGGTTCTAAAGTTGTATACTTTTCTTCTAGAGCAGATAACAATGACATAAATTACAACACCGCCGCTGGAAAGTTTATGATAACTTTCATAGATGATTCGGGCACGCCAGTTAAAGCTATAGGTGCTTCAATAAATGGTACTTCTCTTGATGTTGATAGTTCTACAGTAACTATTGATTCTAGTGGAGCAGCTGTTCCAAGGGGTGTTTATGACGCTAACGCTGGTAGAATAGTTGTTGCTTGGAGTGATAGCACAAATTCAGGTTACGGAACAGCAAGCGTTGTTACTACAGGTTTTGATACCCTCACCTCAGAAAACTACATTGGTATGTCGAGGGGTTTTGCGAATCCTGCAGTAGCTGGGTCAAAAGTTACTTTTGAGTCATCCGCTATGGGATCAGAACATATTGGTATGGTTTATGATCCTGATGTTGGAAGGATTATAATAGCGTATCAGGATGAAGGAAATTCTTTTTACGGACAAGCTATAGTTGGAACAGTGAGTGGTACAAGTATTTCTTTTGGTACTCCCGTAGTTTTTGAATCAGCTAAGAGTAAAGATTTCTTTGTTGCTTATGATACCGCTAATGATAAAGTAGTTATTGCATTTTGTGATGAGGCTGGAAGTGACTATGGTACAGCGATTGTTGGTACGGTTTCAGGAACATCTATAAGTTTTGGAAGCCCTACTGTTTTAAACACGCAAAACACACAAATACAAGGTTGTGTGTATGATGCTAATTCGGGGAAGACAGTAGTTTTTTACAGAGACTCAGGAACTAGCAACAGGGGTACAGCAATTGTTGGTACGGTTTCAGGGACAAGCATAAGTTTTGGTACAGAGGTTAGATTTAATGGAAACAACGCTAGTTACAACATAAAAGCAATTTACGACAGCAGCGCACAAAAGGTAGTTGTTGCATTTATGGACGGGAACAATTCAAATTATGGTACAGCAGCAGTTGGAACGGTATCTGGTACGTCTATCTCTTTCGGCTCCGCAGCAACGTATAACTCATCTTCAACGTCAGATGTTGGTATTGTATATGATCCCGTAAACAATAAATCAGTAATTACATATAAAGATGGAGGTAACGGCGATAAGGGGATGGCAGTTGTAGGCACAGTATCAGGAACTAGTATTTCTTTTGGAACACCTGTTCAATTTGATTCTAGAGTAGTTGGTAACTTTGACCCTACTTATCATTCTCCAACTGGCCAAATTGTTATAAATTACATTTCATACACTCCTTCTGGTAAAGGTAGGTTTGTAACTGGAAAAGTAAGTGGAACTACTATTGGCAGTTTTTCTTCACCAGTTGCCTACTATAGTGATGATAACGCTGTAATACGTCCATCAGTAATTGTAGATGGTGGAACTAATAATCTTGTTTTTGCTTGGAAAGAAAATACGGGTAGCACAGGAAGTGCTGTGGTACACAGTGTAGATGTAAGAGGCGAAGTAGCAAGCGGTCAACCTGCATCAATAGATGTCATAGGCTCTGTATCTAATAATCAAAGTGGTCTCACCACAGGGCAACAATACTTTGTACAAACAGATGGAACGATCAGTGAAACTGCGGGTAGCCCAAGTGTATTGGCAGGGACTGCTATATCTGCAACCAAGCTCATAGTTAAAACATAAACCTTATAAATACTGTTAACAGTGTTTAATAGGATACAGACATGGCGAACCCAAGCACACGACAAGGACTGATTGATTACTGCCTCAGAGAGCTAGGTGATCCGGTCATTGAAATCAACGTAGATCCAGATCAGCTTGAAGATCGAGTAGATGAAGCTTTGCAGTACTATCAAGAGTTTCATTCTGACGCGACTTTGCGTACGTTTTTAAAACATCAGATCACAGCTACTGATGTATCAAACGAATACATCCCAATCTCATCTAATATTATTTTTGTTTCAAAGTTGTTTCCGGTTGCATCTGGTTCTTTGACAAGAGACTTCTTTGATATTAAATACCAGCTACATTTAAATGATATTGCTAACATGCATTCGTATATGGGTGATCTAGCTTATTACGAACAAATGCAGCAATACCTATCATTAATTGATATGAAGCTCAATGGACATCCTCTTGTTCAGTTTTCTAGACATCAGAACAGACTTTACATTCATGGTGAAAAAGAAACAAATGATTTAGTGGAAGGCGATTTTCTTGTCGCGGAAGTATTTGAGATTGTAGAACCTACAACACATACTTCTGTGTTTAATGATATGTGGTTAAAGAACTATACTACAGCATTAATTAAAAGACAATGGGGTGCTAACTTAATAAAGTTTGAAGGCATGCAACTTCCTGGCGGTGTAACAATAAATGGCCGGCAGATATTTGAAGATGCAATGGCAGAAATAGAAAGACTAAGAGAAGTAATTAGGCTAGAGCACGAGATGCCAGCTGACTTCTTTGTGGGGTAATTCATGGTCACAAATCTTTACTTCACCCAAGGTGCAAAGGGCGAACAAGATCTATACGAAGATATAGTGATAGAATCACTAAAGATGTTCGGCCAGGACGTCTACTACTTACCTCGTGATATTGTTAACGAGGATAGAATCCTTGGTGAAGATGTTCCTTCAAGATTTAATTCAGCCTATAAAATTGAGATGTACATCGAAAACATAGAAGGATTCGATGGAGAAGGCGACATATTTACAAAATTTGGTGTTGAAATTAGAGACCAAGCAACCTTTGTTATTTCAAAACGTAGATGGAATCATACTGTAAAAAGACTTGATAACGAGATTCAAGCTGTAAGGCCACATGAAGGTGACTTACTTTATATACCATTCTCTAAAAAAATATTTGAAATCATGCATGTTGAGCATGAACAACCGTTTTATCAATTAAAAAACCTTCCGACTTTTAAACTACGTTGTGAACTATTTGATTATAATGATGAAGACTTTGATACAAGTATTGTTGAAATTGATCAAGTCGAGAAAAAAGGTTACACCGCAAATCTTTCACTTGTAGATTCAGCCGACACTGGATTTATAGTTGGTAATACACTTACACAAACATTATCTACTGGTGTAATTATTTCTGGTGAGATTGTAGATTACAACGATTCAGACAATATTCTTAAGGTTGCGCATGTTGGAGCAGACGATGGTAACTTCCATTTGTTTACTGCTGCTGGTATCATTAAATCTGAAGATTCAGCTGAACAAACTTTGACTCGTACTATCTCTGCTATTAACGAAACACCTGCACAAGTTAACGCACAAAACGATTTCTTTGAAACACTAACTGACTTCCTTGACTTCAGTGAATCTAACCCGTTTGGAGATCCTAGCTAATGTTTGGAGTACATTTTTATCATCAAAGAATGCGAAAAAGCGTTGCAATATTTGGACGTATGTTTAATGATCTATATATTTTGAGAAAGAACTCATCTGGAGCTACGATTTCTCAAGTAAAAGTTCCTTTATCGTATGCGCCAAAGCAAAAATTTCTTGAAAGAATTAGATCATTTCCTAATTTAGAAACAGATCAAAGTGTTGCAGTAAAGTTACCTCGTATGTCATTTGAAATATTAGGTATTTCATACGACACCGCACGTCAGTTACCAAAGATAAACAACTACATTAATAATGGTACTACTATCAATACGCGTAATAGAATTTATAGTTACGTGCCTTATAATATTAGTTTTCAATTAAACATATTCACTAAGAATCAAGATGATGCTCTTCAAATAGTAGAACAGATTCTTCCAAGATTTAATCCTACATATACCTTAACAGTAAAACCATTGAGTAGTATACCGGATATTAAAGAAGATGTTCCGATCACAATTGCAGGCGTAACATTTACAGACGACTTTGAAGGTCCGCAAGAACAAAGACGTACAATCATATATACGCTTGATTTTGAAATGAAAGCGAACTTCTACGGACCAATTGCTGAAGCTGGTATCGTTAGAACTTCAATAAATAACTTCTTTCAGATCGGTAATGGAATGCTTGATTCTGATGAATTACTACAAACTCTTACGATCAAACCTAATCCTATATCTGTAAGTCCTGATTCTGATTTCGGATTCAGCGAAACAATAACTCAATCTGTGGATAGTGCGTGATGAATGATTCTGATAATGCAGAAAATGATTTTGAATATGCCCGTCAAATGTACCACGATCTTTTAGTAAAAGGATCAGCTGCACTTGACGATATGATGGATGTCGCACGTAACACTGAACATCCTCGAGCGTTTGAAGTTCTTGCTACTACGATGAAGACTGTGTCTGACATCAATGGTAACCTTATGGATATGCACAAGAAAAAGAAAGCATACAAACATAAGGAAGATTTAAAAGGTTTACCTAACGGAACAACAAATAATTTATTTGTAGGTTCTACCACTGATTTACAGAGAATGCTTTTGAAAGAAGTTGATACTAGTAATGTAATTGACATTAAAGACTATAAAGATGAATGAAACATATCTTGGAAATGTTAATGTAAAAAGAGATGGTGTAGTTACAGAATGGACAAAAGAAGACGTCCAAGAATACGCCAAATGCATGAAAGATCCAGCCTACTTTGCTACAAATTATGCTAAAATAATTTCACTTGACACAGGACTGGTACCGTTTCATCTGTATCCGTATCAGCAAAAAATGTTTGATTCTTTTAATACTAATAGATTCAGCATTGTTTTAGCATGTAGACAGTCTGGCAAATCAATTAGTTCTGTATGTTACTTACTTTGGTTTGCTATATTTCATCCTGAAAAAACGATTGCAATACTTGCCAATAAAGGTGCTACGGCACGTGAGATGCTGGCAAGAGTCACTCTTATGCTCGAGAATCTTCCTTTCTTTCTACAGCCTGGTTGTAAAGCATTAAACAAAGGTTCAATCGAGTTTTCAAACAACTCAAGAATAATTGCAGCTGCAACGAGTGGTTCATCTATTCGTGGTATGTCTGTGAACTTACTATACCTTGACGAGTTCGCGTTTGTAGAAAGAGCATCTGAATTCTATACTTCTACGTATCCAGTTGTATCATCTGGTAAGGACACGAAGGTTATTATAACGTCGACTGCTAATGGTATAGGTAACACGTTTTATAAGATATGGGAAGGTGCCGTACAAGGAACAAATGAATACTCACCTTTTAGAGTTGATTGGTGGGATGTTCCAGGACGAGATGCTGCATGGAAGAAACAAACAATTGCTAATACTTCACAGATGCAGTTTGATCAGGAGTTTGGAAATACATTCTTTGGAACAGGTGATACGTTAGTTGGCGCAGATACTTTATTAGATTTAAAAGCAAAAGAACCATTAAGAAGAATAGAAGACAATTCTGTTCTTATTTATGAAGAACCCGTTAAAGGCCATGATTATATCATGACTGTAGATGTTAGTAGAGGAAGAGGACAGGATTATTCTACGTTTAATGTGATCGATATTAGCTCTCGCCCGTTTGCACAGGTTGCTGTATATCGCAATAATATTATCTCTCCATTACTCTTCCCTAATATTATCTATAAATATGCAAAAGTCTACAATGAAGCTTATGTAGTAATTGAATCAAATGATCAAGGTGGTGTGGTAACTAATGGCCTGTATCATGAATTAGAATATGAAAACATGCATGTTGAGTCTGCTATAAAGGCAAATGCTCTTGGTATTGAAATGACTCGAAAAGTAAAAAGACTTGGGTGTTCTGCGATTAAAGATATTATTGAAAACGATAAGCTTAAGATTGTAGATGAAAATACTATTTTAGAAATATCTACGTTTGTATCAAGAGGCCAATCATACCAAGCAGCAGAAGGCAACCATGATGACTTAATGATGAATCTAGTGATGTTTGGTTATTTTGCTACAAGTAATTACTTCGGTGACATGACAGACATCAATCTTAAAGAAATGATGTTTCAGCAAAGAATAAAAGAGATTGAAGAAGACGTGTTACCTTTTGGATTTGTAGATGATGGATCCGAATATATTGCTCAACAGGACCGAGAAGAACACCCATGGGCCATAACGTATGAAGAACAGTGGTAAAAATCTTCATTTTAAAATTATTATAAATACTATCAAGTGAAGATTCTTATTATGTTTTGCTTATAATTAGAACACTGGAAAAGGAAAAACAGTCATGGCACTATTTACTCCCTCAGAGTCTCCAGCGATTGTTGTCAAGGAAGTAGATCTTACGGGCGTTGTGCCTAATGTACAATCTACCACTGGCGCATTCGTCGGGAACTTTCGTTGGGGTCCGGTTGAACAAGCTACCCTCATCGATGGTGAGGCGACACTTGCTGAGACATTTGGATCTCCTGACGATAATGAAGGAAGAGCAGTCGATTTCCTATCGGCGGCGTATTTCTTAAGATACTCAAATTCTATGCAAACTGTTCGAGCAATCGACAGTAATGCAAACAACTCGACTGATGTAGCTCAAAGCAGTCAGCCGGTTGTAAAAAGTCTCGATAATTGGAACGCACAATTAGCGGCCCGAGACAGCGACGATAATGTTTTTGTCGCAAAATGGCCAGGAGCGCTTGGTAATTCATTATCAGTTTCTGTCTGTCCACAATCTGCTGCTGACTCAGCATTTACTAACTGGATCTATAAGGGTAGCTTTGATGCTGCACCTGGTACATCTACTTATGCCACAGGAGTCGGTGCAACAAATGATGAGATGCATGTTGCAGTTGTTGACGAAGACGGTCTATTTACTGGTACACGCGGTTCAATCCTCGAAACATTCCCATTTATTTCAAAGGCTTCAAATGCAAAGTCACCCGATGGTTCATCTAACTACGCAGTAGAAACGATTAACGGAAAATCAGAATATGTATGGATGGCAGGTTTCGGTGCAGCAGGTCAGTTCGATGCTGACGCTGGTTCAGCCGCAGTCAGTGGTAAAGATTACAGCTCTGAAGTTAGAGATGTAAGAACCACATCACTTGCAAATGGTACAGACACAAGCTCACTATCAGCTGGCAACATAGCCACTGGATTCGATACTTTAGAAGATAAAGATACGATTACAGTAGACTTCTTGATTGCACCTGGCATGAGTTCAAGATCAGATCAAACTACGGTTGTAAATGATCTAGTTTCAACAGCCGGAACTACTCGTAAAGACTGTGTTGTAGTTACATCCCCTGCAAGATCAGATATCGTAAACGTATCCTCACCAGCTACTCAAGTAACAAATGCAGTAGCAACAGCAGATACATTTACAAATTCATCTTATCTAGTAGTTGATAACAACTATTTAAAAGTTTACGATAAATATAACGATAAATTCCGCTTTATCCCAGCCGCATCTTCTACTGCTGGTATCATGGCTGCAACAGATTTAGCTGCTGCATCATGGTTCTCACCAGCTGGTCCAAGACGAGGCGCATATCTAGGTATTACATCTCTAGCTTCTTCACCGAATAAGTCACAGCGTGATACTCTATATAAAGCGGGAGTTAACCCCATCTCAAACATACCAGGACAAGGTGTCCTACTGTTTGGAGATAAAACAAAATTAGCACGGCCTTCGGCATTCGACAGAATCAACGTTCGGAGATTGTTCCTAACAGTTGAAAGAGCTGTTTCTTTGGCTGCTCGAAATACACTCTTCGAATTTAACGATGAGTTTTCCCGTGCTGAATTCGTAAACATTGTCGAGCCTTTCCTCAGAGAAATCCAAGGGCGAAGAGGTATAACGGACTTCAGAGTTGTGTGTGACGCAACAAATAACACTGCGGCCGTAATCGATAGAAATGAATTTGTTGCTAATATCTTCATTAAGCCAGCACGTTCGGTCAACTACATCACTCTAAACTTTGTAGCTGTAAGAACTGGCGTGGAATTTGAAGAAGTAGCAGGCACAGTATAACAGCGTCAGAGGAGATAACAAATGGCTATTTTAGGAGTTGATGACTTCAAATCCAAGCTGAGAGGTGGTGGCGCTAGACCTAATCTGTTTAAAGCTACTATCAACTTTCCTACTTACGCAAACGGTGATGTAGAAATTACTTCATTCCTTTGCGAGGCAGCTCAGCTTCCAGGTTCTACTATCGGCACTATCGTGATGCCTTTCCGAGGTAGACAATTAAAAATGGCCGGCGATCGTGTATTCGATGTATGGACGCCGACTATTATAAACGACACAGACTTCAGAATTCGTGATTCAATGGAGCGTTGGATGAACGGCATGAACGGCCACCAGACAAACACTGGTCTAACCAACGTTACAGATTACGAAGCAGATCTTATTATTGATCAAATCGATAAAGACGGATCTACTTTGAAGACTTATAACTTCCGTGGTTGTTTTCCAACTGCAATCTCTCCAATCGATCTGAACTATGCTTCAGAAAATGAAATTGAGAGATTCACAGTGGAATTCCAAGTCCAGTACTGGGAATCTAATACCACTACGTAAGTGAATAAATAGAGGGAAGGGCAGAGCTTTTCTGCCCTTTCTTTACTGTTAAAAGGAATTAAAATGGCAGATAATAGCGGACTTAAATTATTTGGATTTGAAATCCGTAGAGCGAAAGCATCTAGCGGAAAAGATATGCTGCCGTCAATCGTACCTCCTGTAGATGAGGATGGAGCAGGTTATGTAACTGCTGCTGGTGCACATTATGGTACCTACGTAAACATTGGTGATGACGATAAAAAATCCAAAGACGACTTTCAACTTATTCGACAATATAGACAGGTAGCAACACATCCAGAGGTTGATGCTGCGGTTGAAGATATTGTAAACGAATCAGTTACATCTTCAGATGCAGAAAAATCTGTATCGCTTGTGCTTGATAATGTTGAAGCACCTGATAATATAAAGAAACAAATTCAAGAAGAATTTGATCAAGTATACTCAATGCTTGAGTTTAACAACTTAGGACATGACATATATAAGCGTTGGTATGTTGATGGAAGAATGTATCATCATTTAGTTGTAGATGAAAAGAATCCCAAGCTTGGTATTCAAG